GCCAGAGAATCGCCGCCCATTGCTTATCGAGCGCGATTAGCTGGTCCTCGTCCATGCCGGAGAGCGCCTCGAGCAGCGCCAGCCCCCAGCTTATCGTCAGCGGGCGCGACGCCCACGGCGGATTTATCTTGCCGCCCAGCTCGTCAATCCAACCCTCGATGATGGAGTCTATCTCGACGAAGCCGTCCTGCACGGCAAATTGAAACTTGATGCCGTCAACCTTGGTCAGCAGCGCGCGCAGCCGGAATTTCCATTGCAGGTCGGTCATGCCAGATGAATGCCCCCCGCCTTCGCTAGAGCCGCCCGACGAGCGCGCGCCATTTCGGCTAAGTCGTCGTTCAGTCGTGCCGTTTGTTCGGGACTTAGTAAGTCATTAGGCGACCATCGAATCTTGGCCTGTAGCGGGTGCGTATCAACTCTTGGACGACTTTCTCGCCCCCATTTGCCGCCGCCAGTGCGCTCCGCTACTACGCGCCATCCCGCAGCTCGGAGCGACGCTCCCGATTCCTCTGGCAAAGTGTAGGTGATTAGCTTCCGATAACCGAGCGCTTTGGCCGCTCGCCACGCCGCACCGTACAGCATTGAGTTGGCGTTTTTGGTGCCATCGGTGCAAGTGCGATTGACTTCGAGCGTCCAGCCATCATCAAGCATTCGCGCGATCGGACGGCCTACGATGGCAACTCCGACGATGCCGCCGCTATCCGCCACAGCGAGACAAAACTTAGCCCCCGGCACTGGCGCATGATGCCGATGATGTTTTTCGACGAAGGCATTGGCCTCATCGAGCGTTATAGGTACGATTTCCATATGACCGCCGCCACGACGTAGGCTACCCCTGTCAAAACCGCGAATATCGCTACTAGTCCCATCGGGAAATGCTCACACAGATAATCGAAGAAATAGGCGATCATTTCAGCCCCCGTACCACGCGCAGACAAAGATGATCGGCAGCGCAACCGCCATCAGCCCGTAGGCGAGCCACACCTTCCAGTTGCCCCGCCGTTGCCACATCCACGAGCCCTCGGTCTCGTCGAACAGGTCGCAGCGGTGCTTCATGCCGTCGCCCCCACAAATAAATCCTTCTGGGGCAAGCCGTTACTATACGGAGATTCGTCGCCCCAGCCGTCAAAGCCCGTGATAATCCGCCGATTGAATAGGTCGATGCGAGGCTCGCAACTCACCTTGCGAACGAGCGTATAGAACTCCCCCGGCTTGGCGCTGTGCTCGGATGGAACCGCCTCGAAGTGAGTCGGGAGATAGCGGAGGCGCTTGAACTCACAGCGCTTGTAATAGCCGAACAGGCAATGCTGAGTTGTGCCGACGAACCACGAACCAACGCCCGAAGGTTTCACCCACGTTACCGTGGTCAGGTACTTGAACCCCCAGCCCTCCACCACGTCGAAGGCTTGACGCAAAAATGCGTTCGTCGTCCAGAGCCAGAGATGCGAGCCCACATCAGCGATTGATTCAATTGGAAGCGCCTTGATTTCCTGCAGCCCCATTCCTTCGTAAGGAAGTCGCACGGCTTGCTGTGGACGACGTTTCCCGCCCCACGCCATCGGCTGTCGCCACGGCGGGTCAACCACGATGCAACGGTATTTGCCGTCAGGCAGGTTCACTTCGCCAGAATCTCCCCGTGCATCGCCATGTTCTGCTTAACCAGCGCCGCGATGGTCGCGATGTCCAGCCCCGGCGTAATCCCCGCGCTCATTTCCTTGCCCGTGGCCGGGTCTGTGCAGGTCGCCGTCACCGGCTGCATCTGAGGGATTAGCCCCGCGCTGTAGTTGACGACCGTGGTCCCGCAGGTGAGCGAGATTGACGACGTGCCGGAGATGCTGCCGATGCTGAGGCCGGCGCAGCCCGCCAGCGGCAGGAGCAATAGAAGCGCTAGGTATTTCATCCCCACCTCGTTAAATGTCCGCATCGGTATCGTGATCTAAAATTCGCTGGTAATCACGCTCAGCCCATTCATCCCACGCCTTACGACAAACGGGACAGAGCGAACCGCTATGGTGCATGAGGAGTTGCTTGAGAAGTATATACTCCTCGCGCATTTTCTCATGCGTCATCCCACCCACCCTCATCAAACATCCGTCGCGTTTCCCCACAACGGCGACAATAAACGCCATATTGAAGACCGTGCGTTACTCTCATCTGAGCCGCATAGGCTTCTCTATGGCCGAGAATGCGACAGAGCAAGGCCCTCACTGCCACCTCTTTTCATCGGCCAGCTTCTCAAACGTCTCGGGGTTGTCGCCGAGCAGCACAACCGCCGCTTCCATGATCCGGCGCACCGAGATTAGCGGCACATTACCGCAGTCTTCGGGCAAGCACCGCTGGTAAACGTCCTGCACTTGCTGGTCGGTGAAATCCATCAAATGAACTCCCACGAGACCATGCCGTTATCCGTCATGCCGAGTTGCTTCCAGACGTACTCGCCGAGGTCGATGCCCGCGCCATTGGTCGTGCGCCCTCGAGTATCGGTTCCCGACTCGGCCTGCGGTCGGTCGCCATCAAAGACGTAGCCGTCGTCGTCGTCGTTCCACGGGCCCACGTCCAACACGATAGCCGTACAAGACCCAAGCAGATCGCCGTTACGGCTATACCGATAGACGTGCAGAAACTTGTGCAACGCTTTCACCGACGGCAGGGCGACATATGGCACCACCGCGTCAACGATATAGCCAGAAGCGGTCTTGCCGCCAATGAGGCCTTCGCGGGTCGCTTTAACCGTGATCATTTCTCCACCACTTGCACGTCGAGCGTCGCCGCTGCGGGGCCAGGTATCGTCTGCGTCTCCTCGGCGACTTTCGTTACCAGCTTATTCTCGCTGCCGTCGGCGTGGAAAGACGCGCTACCTGGCGAGTGTGGATAAATCGCCAACAGGTAGGAGAGCCCGCCAAAGCCGCCGATCCCCAGCGCATCTTAGAACGAGCCCACCGTCAGGTTCATCAGGTTGCCGTGCGAGGTCGCAGCGAGGGTCGCGAGCGTGGCGCCGCCGAAGGTAATCATCGTCGGCATCACGAAATACTGGATGAAGTAGGATTGCTGGAGGGTGCGGAGCTTCGGGGAGAGGTTCATCGCGGCCCGAAGTTTAGCCCGAAGCTCCCATGCCCAGAGCCGCCCAAAAACCCACAGCAGTTCAAGAACGCAATAAGCACGAGCAACCCGATTAGCAGCCGAATGAGCATATAGACGGGCGGCGGCAAGGCTATGAAAGGGGCGAGCACCGTCTCCAGAATGTAGAGGACGATTATCGCGATAATCACCCACACAATGAGCATTACTAAGCATTCTAAAATGGTGGTCTCTCCTTTAGCAGCCTTCGCACGGCTTCCCGTCTTTATCGAACCATTTGTAAATGGGCACGCGCCTGTCGGTGTCGAAGGTGACTTGGACTCGCATCCGCTTGTGGCTGTGCCCGTGGGCCGTCATCGTCGCGGTGGGCGTCGGCGGCTCCTCGACCCATTCCGCCTTCACCGGCGCGAGGTCGAAGCCCTTGCAACTCTGGCAGCCCGCCATCACGCAGGTCAGCCGGCGCCCTTCGTGGAACAGAGCCCGGTGCCCGCAAGTGCAGAATGCGTCCTGTGCTATCGGTTCGCCCATGTCAGCCCGTTCCGCAAATGGTAAAGCATCCAGCTAACCTGACTCGCCTGTGCTGCTGTCATTGTTGCGTATCCACTTTCCGCAATATCTCGACTTGGCGCTTAATTGACGGCTCCGCGTCGCCACACTGTCCGCAGAATGCATTGATTGCCGACACTTTACCACAACTTTCGCAAGTCCAAAAAGTCTTGGCCTTCGCCGCTTTCGCTTCTATGTCGCGATTAAGGCTAAGCGCAAATTCTCGCCAATCATTCATCCACAAACTCCGTCCCCATTCCACGCGCCCGTGTCGCCGATGTAAATCCAGGGCCAACCAGGGCACTTGCTATCCGCATAGTACGTGTACGAACCCGCCGGTAGAACTGGCGCAGGCTTGCCCTTGATGACAACCGTACAGTCGCCCACGTCGCTAAACCAGAAGCGCACCCACTTGCCGCGCTCGCCGGTGTGGATAATCGGTATCAGTTGGCAGTCCGTGTCGGGAATCTGCCATGCCGGATGGAGCCCCGCGCCCTGTGGATAGCCGTAGCCGCTGTCGAGGTTCCGGCAGTTTGCGGGCGACCAGCCTTGCTCGGAGCACGCCAGCGGATGCGAGTAGAAGGCGGAGCCGAGGTTATCGCGGCAGACGTTGAGATGGATAAACGGCCCGACGAGGCAGGCCTGTCCGCCTTGGCGCGGCGTGAGGTTGTAGTAGAAGGCTTTCTTGACGTGCCCGCCACCGCTGGTTACGGCAGCGGGCCTCGCCTTATAAAATCTGGCAATTGCAGATTTATGGTGATCACCCCCTTGCGTGCAGGCGTGGCCGAGGCCGTAGAGCAAGGCCCACACGGCAATGACGGCGACGAGGCCGAGCCATAGCCGTCCGTCGCGCCGCCGCCTCGTGCCGTATTCGTAGGGTTGCAATTACGGATTCGCGGCGATGGTCCCAAGCGCGGCCACGCTCGCCTGCGCCGAGGTATGCGCCGCCGCCAAGTCTGCCACCGCCTGATCGAGTTCCGCCTGCGTCACCGTGCCAGCTTGCAAGCCCGCCAGCGCGGTCTGAACGGCGGTAATGCCGGTGCCTACCGCGTCGAGGTCGGTCTTGATGGTCGCGATGCCTGCCGCCAAGTCTGCTTCAGTCGCCATGATTTTCTGTACTCCTGCCCAAATTTTGTTGAGAGTTTTACGGTCGTCCTCGTTGAAACAATTATTGAACCAGCCCACAGGTTCACTCTACTCTTTGACTACGGCATTGTCCCGCCGCGGTATTTCTCCCGTACTAACAAATCGTAAATAGTGTCGAGTTTCTTGGTGTTCTCCCTGTGCTTTTCCTCAACGTCGCGCTTCAGGTCTGCCACGATGCGCGTGTGGTAGCGGTCTATAGATGCTTCGATCAACGCGGCCACCGCCTCGTACCCAATCTTGTTGTCGAGCGCGGTCTTGACGGCTTCCAGCTTCGCGTTCAGCACGTAGGCTAAGAGGCTGCCAACCAAGCTGACTAACCCGATGGCCGCTGTCGCGAAGATGCCCCAATTCATAGATAATCCCGCTGCTAACTCGTTGTCAACTTTCTGCACACTCTCTGTCAACTCATAGTCTAACTCTCGGCTTCCCCTTTTGAGCCGTGTCTCATTACCGCCAAGTACCGTTAGCATGGAACACCAGACACATAGTTAGCACGATCCCAAAGCATCCGATGGCCGCTCCCAGCCCCCCAAGTATCAGATATGCTACCACGCCCGATTGCGTGCGTGCCTTTTTAGCGTGCTGCGCCATCACCGTCACGAACAGAAATCCAAAGCAGAACATCAGCGCAGCGGCTATTTCGACGTTGTGCATCAGAACGGCCACCCTCCATTCGTCGGCGGCAGAGGTGCCGGTGCAAGGCTGAAAATCGTTTCGCTATCATATTGGAGCCGCACTGCCGCGCTGGTCTGCGTCGGGGCGCTCACGGATTGCAACCCCTCGGTCGCTGACGCCCACGGGCCACCGCAACTGCCAACTACCTGCGCCGTCGTAGCAAAGTCGATAGGCATAAAGAATGCCGCGAGCTTGTTGCCCAGCGTGACCGCCGGAGCAATCTGCTCCCCCTGTGTCGCGAGCGTCGGCGAGCATCCCGAATAGGCCATGAAGCTGAGAGCGAGGTCGTCGCTGGCGGTCGGGGCTTGTATCGCCGCGGTCATGTCGTTAGCCAGCCCTTCGTTCTTGAGCGTGCCGCTCGAATCAACCGGCGTCGTCGTGTTGAGATTGCCCACGTCCACGATGAGGGCATCCGCCGTCGATTGGCTGGCCGAGAAATGGAATTGCTCCAGCACGTTTGCCGGTAGACCATGAGCCGAGTACGTATCGAGTTGAACGCTGTTGCTCTCGTTGGCCAATGCCGAGGTTTGGTGCGTCCACGGAGATGCTGCGGCGGTGTTCGTCTTGAGCGCTACGTGACAATAAAGCCACGTCTGAGCGCTCCCTGGCGTCGTGTATGCTTGCGCACCCGTCGAGCCATGCGCGCCCTGCTGATAAAGTCCCCCCGCCGCCGCCGAGCCGTTGTTCTGCCATAACACTATATTCGCCGCTGGAGGGACTGGGGTGGTCGCCGATGCTTGTCCAAATAGAAATGAATAAATCGTGTCGTTGTCGGTCCCCGTGGTAATCGCTGGAACGCTGGGGTTTGCGGTGGATGCGATCGACCCGCAAGTCGCTGTATCTTTGGAGATCGTCGCCCCGCTGTTCGAGGCAAAATCCGCAATCCCTTGATTTACGCCGCCGCTCGACCCCGTGAAGGTGTAGGAATGGCTGATGTCGCACGAATCAATTATCTTGCCGAACGCGCCGATAAACGAGCCCGAGGTCGCAAGGCTTTGCCACGCATCCGAGCCGCACGCAGCAGGCGCCGACATTACTGCCCCATTCCCGAAAGCGACGGTGAAGAAATCGTTGACAACGGTCGCTGAACTTATGGTGAAGGTCTGATTACCCGTGCCCGTGACATAGGTCGGCGCGTAACGTTGCACGATGTCGGGCGGTGCCGTGATCGTCGCCCCTGGAGTTAGCTCAGCAATCCCCGCGATATGCACATCCCCCGAATGCACATTGGCCGCGAGCGTCGGCGGACTCACGGTCGTACTTGAACTGACGGCGGTATCAGCGCCCGCGCCGACTAGCACTTCGCCCGCGCTCGTTGCCTCGATATCCGCTGCGAAGCACGCGATGTCATAGATGGCTCCGCCCACGTGCTGAGAGGCTTGCGTCATCACTGCCGCGCCGCTCGTCCCGCTCCAGCCGAGGAATCCCGAAGTCTCCACTCCCGAAGTGGCCGTCGAAGGAAATGGCGTATTATCGAACGTGGGATTGCCGCCTCCGCCAAAGGCGCACGACTCAAAGACGAGATCGCCGTTCTGCGCTGGCGTGATTGCACCAGGGGTACAAGATGCCGCGTTCGCGCCGCATTTCCCCGTGATATTGGTCGAGGCGACCGTGATGCCGCCATTGTCCGACGGCGTGATTATCCACGGCGTCACCGTCGCCGAATTGTTATTCGTCCAGCTCACCGAGATGGTCGAGCCCGGATCGCCCGCAATCAGGGTCTTCTTGAACACTGCGACGACGGTTTTGTTCTGCGTCTCGGTCGTCCCAACTTGGCACGACACGCAAAGTGTCCCGTTGACGGTGAAGGTCGGACTGGTCGCCGCAGACGCCCCGCCGTAAATGCTGGTATGCACCCAGAGTATTTGCCCGACCTGTGCGCTCGCTGGCACTGTCACGGTTGCGCACGAGGTCTTGTTGCCGCCGCCGCAGGTCTGATAAATCCCAAGGAAATACGAGAGCGACGCCGCCTGAGCCGTCAGCGGAGCCAACATGAAGGCGAGCAGAAAGAATAGCCGCCTCATCGAATCACCGTCGCGGTAACGTGGCTCGCGTTCGCGGAGCTGCCCCACGCGCTACTTGTCGATGGATCGGTGGGCGAGACGCACCCTATTTGTTGATAAGTCCCGATTTGCAGATTGTTGGCGATATAAGTCCCCAAGGTGTCGCCGCCGAGACTGTAGCCGTTGCCCCACGGGCACTGGTAATTCGTTCCACTGATATTCCAGCCGAGTTGGGCGATGCGCGTTCCTGGCGCGGTCTTCTCGACGCTCGCCCGCTGTGTGACGAACAGGATATTCGAGAAGGTGCCGAGGTTCATGTTGTAGATGTCGTAAGCGCCTGCGGTCGCGTCGGCGTTATAGCTTGCGCTGCCGGGTGTCGCCGCCGCCGCGTTCTGCCAGTTGGCGTTCGCGTTGGGCGTGAAGTCGATATGGGAACCATTGCCGATCGGCTGCGCAGTCGCGCCGTACATCGTCCCCAGCGCACTCGCGGGACAAGCCGCGCCGGAATCATAGACGGCCCATAGTCCCTGCCTCAAAGAACCGCCACCGCCAAGCTCATAGTCAGGCACAGTAACGCCGTTGCCACCGCCTATATTTGGCGCGCTAGTGCCCGGCGTGGCATTGTTGACGTATTGAGTACCGTCCAGCCACGCCGATTCTTTCGAGGGAACCGTGCCGCTCCCATTCGTTCCCGAGATATAGCACCATTCGTTCTGATGGAAACTGCCATCAGTCGGTAGCGCTACGCTCTTCGATCCGCTTCCTGTCACGTCACTGAAAATCTTGTTGTCGGTGCCGATTTCCTGCGCCGCATAGTCGATGCAGCCGCGATAGACGCCCGTTGTCGCCTGATGCGTGCAATCGTTCAGCCGATTAATAAAGACGTTCGATGTGATGTTTCCAGTGAGCGCGATTAACTGGACGATGCCGATCGCGCGGTGCGGCTGGTTGAGCTTGACGAAAATCCCTTGCCCCGGATTCGGCGCACCGCCGCCCGCGCACGTCGCTCCGTTGGTCGCCTCCACATAGTAGTCGAGACTGACGCTATTCGGGTCCCATATCGGCGCACTTATCAAAGCCGTCTGGAAGCAGTTCGGAAAGTTGACGATGTACGGGTAGAGGAAATCCGTCCCGCTAATCGGGTTAGCAGCGCCATAGCCGTTATAGCTGCCGCCCGCGATCCACGTCCGCGTCTGTGCCAGTGCCGGCGTTACCCACAGGCAAAGCGCGATGAGAATGGGCGCTATGCGGTTCATCACGATCCAAACGTCGGACAGCTAGGCACCTGAAGTTGTGGTGTAGCCGGCCCGGTATGATATTCAAGCGCAAACAAAATGCAGCTCCCTGCCGAGGTCGGCATCGTTGGCTGCGCGGCACATCCCCCCGTTGTTGCGAAAGTGACCGCCGTCCCACTGCCAGCGGCAAGCGCCGCGAAAGTGAAAGGCCCGCCGCCTATTGGATTCGGCTGGCACACCCAGAAATGGTCGCTCCAGCCGCTCACGGGCGCTGCCGTCGAGGCAAAGGTGGTCGTTGTGTTATTCCCGCTCAGGGTGAGCACATGACACTCGCTAACCGGATGCGTCTTGTTCTTCGGGGTCAGGGTCGAAGTCGTGGTGCCCGATACCACCGTGCAATCGGGGAAAGCGGGGGCGACCGTCGCGTCGATAGTGTTCTTGTTGGCCTTGCCGGTAACGTCGCCTGCGAGATTGTTGCCGTTGCCGCCGCCCGTTCCCTGCGCTGCGGCGATCTGAATGTACGTCAGCGGGTCGGTGCCGATCGTCGTCACTGGTAGCTGCTCAAGCCAGAGCGTCCCCACCAGCGTTCCGCCAGCCGCCACAGGCACAGCCCCAACCGAATCGATATTCGCCGCCGTGTTGTAGTCGGTCGCCCGCGTGAGTACCCAAGGGTTGCTGCCATCTCCCGCCGCGGTTACAAGATAGACGCCGTTTTGAAAGGTGCTCACTTGATTCTTGACGAGTACGCGATTGTTGAGCACCGCGACGGTGCCATCGACCGTCAGCGTTCCATTGCCGGTGCGAGTGAGCGTCGCGCCAACGCCCGCAGTGCCGTTGTTGTAAGTCGGCGTGTTCGGCAAGATGGCGATCGTCGCAAGGTCCACTGAGGCCAGCGGATTAAGTGCCGCCAAGGCTTGCTGAACGAATAGAGTAGTCGGAATCTTTGTGCTGGAGTCACCCGAGGTCGGCGTCGTGCCGATGGCTCCGCTCTGCACAGAGACTACTTGGCCGGTGAGCACGCCCCCACTCTGCGAAGTTCCCGAGCCGAAGTCGCCAGCGCCGCTGGTGATGGTCGTGCCGCCCCCACCGCCGCCGGCTCCCGCCCCACCACCGAATCCGGCGCCGCTGTTATTCCCCGCAGCGGAGGCGACTAAGGGCATCGCCAAGGCCAACATGAGGAGGATTGAGACAAGTCGTTTCATTATCCATGAACCTCAACCGAGCACTTAGCTTCGAGGGCCGTCGGCGTCCCGCTTGGGACTGCCGTGTAATAAAGAATGTCGTTCGCCGCGATACTGACCGCATCGCCTGCTGTGGTGTCTGAGCAAGTCGATTGCGCGGTCGTAATCGTGCAAGTCTGCGCGGTGGTTGAAGCATTCTTATTCAACGTCAGAACGTAGCTCGTCCCGCCCGCCGCCGTAACCGTGCCGTTCGACGCCATCAGGACGCAATGAAGATTGGCCACGATATAGGAGCCGGAGGAGATCGTCATCACGTTTCCGTTGGTCGCGACCGATGCCGCTGGCGAGAGACCATTTACCAGAAAATATGACGTGGCCGAGTTGGATAGCGTGGCATTCGTGCCGCCGAGCCACACCCATTTCAGCGAGCCGACCGTTACCGTGCCAGTGTTATCGACGGTCCATTTACTGACTCCGTTAATCTTTTCATCTTGAAGGGGAGCCGTCTGCCCCGACGGGCCGTTAGCCTGAAACTCTGTCGTTCCGGTATCGGTCGGCTGGCTAAAAAACTGCGCCTTGGTGCTAATCGCGCTGACGGCTACTCCATTCTGATACCCGACGAAGGGATTCCCCGTCGAGGTGTTAGCCATGAATACGTTGATGCCATCCTGCGCGATTTGGGACGGCGAGAGAATGATGCTGCCCGCCCTGATAAATTCCGTTCCGTTGCCAGTCGTCCCCTGCACATAGAAGCTGGTCGGCGAATTGGCCGCATCCGCGAGATTGCACCCCGTCCCGCTGACAACCGCGCACGTCGCGACCAAGACGCTTTGTGCCCCCGTCGGCACGGAATTGGCCGTGTAACGAAGCAGGTAGAGATGGGTCGCGCCGGTCTCACCTGGACAGGACATCGTTCCGGTCTGCGCCGTGGTTCCTGTGGCCGACGAGAGCGGTGTTATCCCCATCCCATTAGTGGTATTCGCGTTGATGTCGCCCGCCGCACAGTAATAAAAGGCCGTCGAGCCGCCAGTGAATCCGCTGACGATCGTCGGCGCAGCAGGAACCGTCACTGGCGAGACGAGAATCGAGCCGTTGGAAGTAATACCGCCGTTAGGGGCAAGCCCCGATGACCCTCCGGGGGCTCCGCCGCTACCCGAACCGAATCCCGACCCGCTATTATTCCCCGCAGCGAACGCCGCGGATGCGCTGAGTAGCAAGAGAGTGCAAAGGATTCGCAGGACCTTCATTTCCACGCTATCCCGAAGAAGCAGTCACCGCCGGAAGTGGTGTCCACGGTCAGTTTTTTGCCCGTTGTCGAGCACGCGCAAGTCAGCCCCGACACCAGCCCGACGCCCTCGTTAGGCAACGAAAAGCTACACGTCGAGGGCTGCGCTGCTGCCGTCGCAGTCGCCAGTGAGCATTGCGAGAGCAGCGCCGCGACTGACGCCGCCGAACCGTCCGCTGGCAGCGTCGCTGAGTCGAAGCACATCGCTACCAGTGCGGCACTCGTGTTGTAGCTGACTGCGGAAAGCATCATAAATCGGCGCGAGCTGGACGGCGACGAATTGACGACGATGACGGAGTTCTCCATGCCGGTCGTCGAAGCATTCGCCCCGTTCGCGTCCTTGTTGCCGGTATGGTAGTAGCCGATGGCCTGCGCTCGCGCGAACGACGGAATAAGGAGCGCCGCCAACATCACCCAGAGTATTCGTGCCTTCATCTCCATCTCCTTAGTCCGTGGTAAATTCAAAGCCTACGCCGACGTTCGTCGCGAAGGGACTGCAAGTTCCCGCCGAGGTGCCGACGCGCAATTCGATAACATCGCCCGCGACCACTGCGAGCGCCTGGTCCGTATGCCCCGTGGCCGCGCTATTGGCGAGAGTCAGGCTGCTCCCGACTGGCGAGCCATTCTGGTAGAGCACCAGCACCGGCGGCGTCCCGCAGACTCCCGCCGTCTGAGCGTCGTAATAGGTTCTCACGATATGGATATTCACGCGCGGGATAAGCGTGACGAGGAACGCCTGCGTCGAGAGCCCGCCGAAGGTCGGAACGAATCCCGTCCCTGCCGCGTGGGCAGCCGGCCCTGTGGCTCCGGTTGGCCCCGTGGCCCCGGTCGGCCCCGTTGGGCCAGTCGGGCCGGTTGCTCCCGTTGGTCCGGCTGGCCCGGTAGCGCCTGTCGGTCCGGTTGGCCCTGTTGCACCGCCCGCCGGCCCAGTTGCTCCGGTAGCTCCGGTCGGCCCCGGTACCGCAGCGCCCGCGCCGCAATTCCACACGCCCGCGATGCGCTGTGCCCACGCCCCACTGCCACCGCCCGCACACACGACGGCCAGCTTACAATCGAGGCAATAGCCCTCGGTGCCGTTCTCTTGCGGAATCGTCAGGGTCAGATTGGCGAAGGTGGTCGGGCGAAACGTGATCGACCGATAAGTGGGAACCGGCGTCGGAGCCGCAGCCACGAATAAGAGCATCGCGACAATCGCGGATGCCACGGTCAGAATTGGGCCTTGATATTTCTTCATCGTGTGACACTCGCCGCTAGTTCCTGAATTACCAACATCATCCGATCCAGTGATGCCTCCAGCGCTCCTGCCGAAAATGGGTCTTGCGGGTTAAACACGGCGAGTTGGGTCGGCGCGGTCTTGCGCGTAATCGTAATCGTCCCGCCCGTCACCGGAGCCACACCGAAATTCACCATGCCGCCGTTATTGTAGGTGTTGAGCTTATCGTCGAGCGTCCCTGAGACCGTGTAGTCGGAGTTGAAGGTCTTTACCGTCACGACACCGCTTGCGTCGGTGTACTCCACCACGAGGTCAGCCTGCGCGTAGAAGTAGCTCGGGAAGGCGAACGCCGTGCTCATCCCATCCGTCGAGTAGGCGAATTGGACTACCTGATCGCTGACGCTCATCGTTCCACCTCGAAGGGGTTGCGGTCGTAGCCGTCCGCGAACTTCGTCCGCTTCTGCGTTAGCTCAGGGGCCGCCCGTAGTGCCGTGCGCTGCTCGCCCGCCCCCAGAAGCATATATTGAGCCGCTTCCGCCACATGGCTGAACATATCCTTGACCGGCAGATCGTGATAGCGCTCCTGTCCTGTTACCTGTACGCGCTTGTAATGGTAGCCGCCCGCGAGCGCCTTGCGGAGCTTCTGGCAGTTGGGATGGATGAGCATCCCAGGCTCGCCATCGACCATCTTGTTCAGGAAATAGGCGAAGGTCTCGCGACGTTTGGTCGGGTCGTTCGTCGCTGCCGGACGCGCGGCAATACCAGCCGCCCGCAGCACCTCGAAGGGCGTTCCCTTGTCGGTCTGCGCTCGCGTGTCGCCAGCGGGGTCGCCGGTTATGGACGCGATCTTGTAGTCCGCGAACTCCCCACGGAGCGTTTGCCCGAGGAGATTACCAAATTCAAGGGCGCCCATATCCTCGGTGACGATTTCTTTATATACACGCCACGCACCCATGATCGTCCGTTGAGCGATAGTTGCCGCCGGCGTGAGCCCAAAGTCGATGCCAACGTAGATCGGCAGATTGCGGTTAAGCGCAAACTCCCGGCAGTGCATTCCGTCGCGATACTCGGGATAGACGGGCTTCCCGTCGAGGACGAACCCATACTCACCGTCAACATAGACCTTGATCCATTCGTTCGATTTGCCAGCACTTAGGCGCTCGTAATAGCCGGGAGTGAGGTTCTTTATATTCTCCGCGTTCGGGGCGCGTCCGCCCGGTTGCGCGTAGAAGCGCTGGAGCGACTGGTCTTTGCGGAGCGTGCCCATCTCGCGCAACCTATCGGCAATCTCCTCGTTCTTTATTGTCATTTCGGGGTCGGCGAAGTCAGCCATCTTCGCCCACCAATGGTCGGTATCGGGCGAGTTGGTATCCATGATGATTTGCGGGGCCGCGCAGCCATGAGTGACGTTGCCCTTGGGTCCGCGTACCGTGCGTGGGAAGCGCCCAACGCGGCCCGTGAGCCCGTCAAGGATGACCTTGGGGAGTTCGCGCGCTTCGTTGATCCACGCATCGCTCAATTCGAGCGACAGCAGGTGCCGAAGGTCGTCCGGCTGGTCGAGGGCGAGGAAGATGATTTCCCAATCGACCTTGGGGTTATCCGTCTGGATGCGATGCATCGGTGGTCCCTTCTCGCGCCAGCGTCCCACGTTCGGCGGCACCCATTGCTGCCACGTCTTAATGGTCGTGGTCGTGAGTTCGGGATAGGTATTGCGGATAATCGCGGTGCGACGCCTGACGACGCCATCTGGCCCAGGCCGCTGAAGCGTGAAGTTTCGGAGAAGTTTCGCGATGCAGGCGGTCGATTTGCCGGAGCCGAAGGGACCGCGGATACCGCAGAGCAGCGCATCGTCCGCCACGAAGGCACGCGAGACCGGCCCCGGCGGATTCCAGGTGAAGTTGATCGGCTGCTCGACTTGCTTGACGGTGGTTTTCATAATGACGGCGCCGTGGCCGAAGCGGGCGTTATCCCGCCGCTAGGCGCTGGTTGATGGGCCATTTCGCGATATTTCATCCGTGCCGCATAGCGCTGGCGAACGTCTGCACTTTCAGCATACAGCGAACCAATGGCGCCGTGGGTAAAGCCCGTTACTACATGCTCCAGCGCCTTAGCCCTTTCATCGCGTGGCGCCGACTTAAATTGCGGATCGGCCACCAGCGCATTCAACGCCTCGCGCATATTCATCCCCGTGCTTGGGTCTTTGATCGTGTTAGTTAAGACTTTGCCCCTATCCTGCTCTTGCGGTGTCAAGGCAACGCCAACGTCGGGACTATTTGGCTGATCGCCATACTTCGCCGCGCGGCCCGTTCCCGGCATTATGGCGGGGAACTTCATAGGGCTCGCCCCGTTATCGTATATCGCTTTAGCAACCGGGTCGTGCGTGTCGTGGCCTACAGAGAAGGGCCAGACCTCGTTCGCCATGAAGCCGCCGGGAACGGGAATCTTTTCGCCGTACAGGTCGCGCACAGGTGGAAGTTCCTGGCTGTAGCCGGGAGTGCCAGCCTTGAACTCGTCCATCATTCCGCGCGTCTGCCGCATAATCGGGTCTTCGCGCTTCGCTTCACCTTGGAGCGCAGCGGGAATTAACCCCTTCAATTCGCGCCCGCCGAACTTCGTCACGCCTTCGAGCGGGTCTTTGCCTTCCTTGGCGTCATCGAATAGCGAACTGAGATTCACGAAGGTCTGCACATAGCTTTGGCGGCTAAGATTACGCGCCATCGCCATCGCGAAGGCCGCGCCGACGTGCTCAAGCTGCTGCTCGCGGTCGCCAGGAGTCGCCTGTGCATAAGTATCGTGCATATCCGCAGCGATGCCGAGCGGCATCGAAACCGGCTCCGCCCATCCATAAGGGATGTAGCTATCGCCAATATGAAACGAATACGGTTTCCAGCCGGTCGCCTTGAGGTCGCTCAGGAGCTTCGGGTCACTGGGGCCACCGCCTGTAATATGGCCGTCCATCGCCCATTGGCCCATCTTCACGCTCATCAGCGTGCCGAGTCCGAGTTTCGCCTTAGCGATCGCGCCGTCGGCACCACCAGCCTGCATATCCTGCCAAATTTGCTTGCTAAATACTCCGAGGGCCGAATTGTCGCGAGCGAACTTCCAGAGGTTCGTCGGCACGCGACGGAACGGGAAAAGGAATCGCCCGAGCCCCAGTGGAATCTTGTCGAGCGAATCGCTAATCCCCTGCATCACCGGCCCGAGCGGATTCGAGTAGGTCTGTGTACTCGCGAAGTTCCGCGCGTTCGCCAGCATCTCGGGCGGCGTATCGTTGGTCAGGTCGGCCACGCGCTGCTTGATAAAATTGCCAGCTTCACCACCACTGAGACCTTGATCCATCGCCTCTTTCCAGCCCTGACGTTCCGCGAGGGCGGCAACCTGCGCCCGCATATTCATCGTGCGCGCGAAGTCCTGAAGTCCGCCCATGCTGCGCGGGCCAAGACCGATGACGTGGCCGAGCAGGTCGATGCCCTGTCCGGTTAGGGTGTTCTCGAAGCGCGTTCCCGTCGAAGTGATCTGCGTCAGTGGGCGCTCGAAGGCTGCTTCTTCGCCGGGGTAGAGTCGATCAAACTCCGACGTGCCGCTTTTCCAAGTCTTCCCCGCAATACGAAGCGCGTCGCCCACATTGTGCATCCAGGCGTTAACCATCGCGGGCGCTTCGGTCGGCGCCACATCGCTGCTGGTCATCGCGGCTATCTGGCGCGTTGGAATCGAGAGTGCCATCGACCAGAGGTCGCCGGTCGCTTTTTTGACCAACGTGCGCGGACGTGAGAGCAGGGCGCCATAGTAGTAATCGCTGATGGCTCCCTTAAGAGAACCGCCAGCCTGCACATTCTCGTTCATCTTGCCGAGTTGGGCTGCAATCGCGTCGGGGTCGGCGTGGCCAGCGAACATCTGCATCATGTCGGTCATGTTCTGGCCGTCGCCCGCTTGTAAGGCGAAGCGATTGACTGCGCTCGCCATTGCCGTTTCGGGATTCTTGAGCGGATCGAGAATCTGGAGAGTACGTCCTGCCGCGCTACGCTCGCCCGCGACTCTGCCGGCCTGCGGAGCCAACGCGGAGACACGATTAAACCATGCTTGAGAATCCGCGGTCACGTCCTCACCCGCCGCTTGGCGTTTGAGAATGTCGAGAGCGCTATTTCGTAGTTCGATCGCTTCCCCGTGAACCGTTTGCGCGAGTGCGGCAACTCGCATCGTTTGCTCAGGGTCGCCGATGTTCTGCGCCTTCAGTTGCTCCATCGTCAGGCCGAGTTTCTTCGCGTTCGCCATTGTCTGAGCGACCGGAACCTGCGTCGCGAGGTCGGGGCGATTCACTTCCGCCGCGCCGCCTTCGCCGACTTGGAGTTTCTTGAATAGGTCGGCTTGCTTCTGGGCGAGGGTCTGCGCAGCAGCTAACGGAGTCGCGTGCTCGGGAACGATCATGTCGGGCGTTAAATCGACGGCCTTTGCGGGAGCGGTAACTATTGTCTGTGCCTGTTTCCCCGCTTCAATGTCTGCCGCCCATTTCTGATGCTGATTAACGATCCCCTCCATATCGGCAATGGATGTCTTCAGCTTTTCCTGTTGCATCTCGTTTGTTGCGAGATGTTGCGCGGCCTCTTGGGGATCGATGCCCTCGGGAAGATTCTTCGATGTTTCCAGTAGTTGTCCGTGAAGCGATTGGGTCTCGGCTAATTGACCCCTCAGATTATCCAGTACCCCTTGCACTTTGGCAGTCCGCTCAGCCAGCGTAGTTACGGGAGCAGGCGCGGCAGTCGTTGCTACCGGCCCGCCCCCTTCGGCAGCCGGAGCAGCAGCAGCCGGTGCCGATTCTGAAGCCACCGGATTGCCTTGGGCGTCAACGATGCCACTAGATTTGGCGGGAACGCCACTTGGCGCCTCGCCCGAGGGCAATCCCGCAAACATACCCATGCCAGTCGCGAACGAGCCCGCAAGGCCCGAAATCGCGTCAAGCATCGGATGATTGTTCCCGTAGAGCTTACGCGCCTGCTGGATCGTCGCTTCAGCGCCGAGGCTTTGCGCCTTATCGAGCAGCACGCCGCCCACGATCGCGGCGGGCGCGGCAACACCGGCCGCCATGAGCGCCGCCGCTCCTCCTCCGATCCCGGCTGCTTTCTGGACGACTTCGGCGCCTTTGGTCGCGGTTTCAAGGTTACTGAGATTCTGGCCCGCTTCCGCTTGCGCCTGATTGGCTTGCTCCTGTTGAGGTAATAGTTTGTCCGATGGGCGACCACCGCCAACCGGCGTCCCTTCGCTCGAAGCGCCAGCATCTTGCGCATCACCACCCGCATCCAGGGCTATACCGAGAGATTTCCATTCGTCGGGATGCGTCCGTAGATAGGCCATCCCATAATCGACCTTGGAATCGTCCGCATGGCGCGCGGCGTAGGCTTGTTCCGCCCCGACCGGATCGTCGCTTCGGCCGCCCGACCTCGCCAACACATTATCGGCATACTGAAGCGCCGCAGGGTCACGCTCGCCGCGGTCGTACTTCCCTGGCCCCTGGTTGTAGGCGATTAGCGCCGCGCGCTCGTTACCTTGATACTTGTCGAGCAGGTCGCCCATGTAGCGCGTGCCGACCTGTCGGTTAACATTCGGGTCTTTGAGCGTGGACGGATCGACGCCGTAATCCTTCGCCGTCGAGGGCATTACCTGCATCAGCCCTTGCGCGTTTTCGCCCGTCCAATTGTCGGGACCAGTGACGCTAGGGCGCCCACCGGACTCCTCATGGATCATGGCGTCGATAAGCTCAGGGCGCGGAGTAGTCGGCATTACATCCCCCCTGCGCTTTCATCGCCCGCGGGCGTGATAACGAAGTTGACCGACCTGGCGCGTTCGGCGGCGCGTAGCGCCTGCTCACGAGTGATCGTGCTCGGCAACGGAACGTGCGGTACCGGCTTGGAAGCTGGCGCATAGCGGCGGCGAATCGCTTCGACCTGCTTCTGCACATCGCTAGGCGTCTTGAACTCGCCCGCATCCCACGCCGTTTTGAGGTCGCCCAACGCCTCGCTCATGTTCTGCGTCCGATGGGTGAAATCGTCCGACATAAAGCTCTTGGGGAACATATCGCGGATAGCCTGCTGGGCTTGATCATAGGACGCCTTGAGCGGTTTCTTGGCTGCTTCCAGCGTGTCCGTGCGCCACGCAATTAGCCTATTCCGGTCGGGGCCGTTGATGGTATTCGGGTCGATTGCCTGAATATCTGCCGCGCTGACGCTATTCGGGTCGTTGGTAATGCGGTCCTTCCAGAAATCGACCACCCCCGGCGCCGAGTCATCGAAGATTTTCCCGTGCGTATAGATGCGCCCTTCTTGCTGGGAAATCATGCCGTCGTGGTAAGCCTCGGTCGCAGCTTGCACGAGGCCCGGATCGTGTGCGTTCATCATGCCGTCGAGCTTTGTAACCGTTTGCGCACGCGCGAGCGCATGGGCGGTCTCGCTCTGCCGGATAGGTTCGCGCACCGCCATATCTGATACGCGCTGCAACGCCCCGACTTCAGACGCGGTAAAGCGCCCCGAGTTCTGATTCAGGAAGGAATCGAGAGCGCCGGGATTGGATGGGTCGGGGTTGCGTGCGATAGCCTGCGCCCGATTGAGCGACTTGTCCTGATTGTAATTTGCGATGAGTGCGTTCGCCGTGTTGGGGTTCTTCCCGTAGAGCGCCTGAATCATGCCGAGGTGATTCTGCTCGACGGCATCCGCCTGCGCATTATTGGCGAAGGTGCCATCGGGCTTGATAACGAAATTCGGTCCCGCGATATTGGCCGCAGTCTTCCCGTTAATCGTCACCTGATTGTGGTGATCGACCATCGTCTGCGACGCACCCGCGCGAAGCGCTTCGTCCGCGTATTGCGCTCCCATCTTCGGCAGTTCGGATTGGAGATAGCCCGCGATATGCGCGTTCTGCGGATCGGTGAGCGCCGCCTGAAGGATATCGTTGCTCTTTTGCTTAAACGCATCGGCCTGCTGGTCGCCGGGAAGCTGCTTGACATCGACGAGCGCCTGAGTGAGCCCCTTGCGTACGCCATTGCTAACCGTATCGGCGTCGAGGATTTGCTTATGCTGGTACTGGACGGCGAGGATATCCGCGAGCTTGCCGAGCCCTTCGCCGACCTGCGCCTCTCCCTTAGCCTCGGGCGCGGGAATCTGCGGCGCGGTGCGAGCGTAGCGCGGCGGAACGTCGGCGACACCGACGGTCTGCTGAATCTGGGGTATCTGTGCGAATTCGCCCATTAGAAGCCCATGCTATTGCCCAGCAACGGAATGAAATTCGTGCTCGTGCTGCCGCTGCTCCCGTAACCTACGCCACGCGACATCAGCATCGACGTACCAATTCGACCGCCGCTGCCGATCGCGTCCCCCATACCGCTCAAAATCCCTTCCTGCGTCGGCTTAATCTGGTTCGCCTGCCACTGCTGGAAGTTGGCCTGATTCTTGAGGCTCGACGATTCCAGTTCACCCTGATACCAAGTGTTCAACTCGTTCATACGGGCGTTAGTCGCGCTCTGCTTCTCGACCGTCCGCACGCTTCCGCCAGTCCCGATATTGGCCCCCGCGAAGCCTGCTGCCTGCTCACCTAACAATCCTTGGTCTTTGCGAATCTCCTCCGCTTCATTTGCCGCACCGGCGGCGCTCGCCTGCTTGGCTTCCTGATTGAGCGCGGTAGCGTTGTACTCGGCGATATTCTTCTGCTGCTGCGCTTGCGACGCCGCAGCCATCCCCTGCATAACCGCCGAGCCCACCGCCATGATTGCCATTGCTGGGCCAGCCATCAGCTAATCCTCGCGTACAGGCCCGCATCGTGACCTTGGTAGAAGTTGTGCATAATGCCTTCGAGGCCGAAGCCGAGAATCTTCGTCACCCAGCGATGGCCTTTCACGTTGCCCCTGCTCACCGTTGTTTCGATGCGCGGGATGCGCGATTCGATAAACCACGCCCGCATGGCCTTGTTGAGACTCAGAAAATGTCGCGACGCGAGCTTCGGATCGGTGAGCGCCCAGCAGCGATAAGTATATTCGTTGATCGGGTAGAGTCCGACGCACGCAGCGACGCCCTCATCAACCAGGCCAGCAAAGGCGGGACCGCCGTCGATGGTCTTCTGGATGTAGGCCAAGGCTTCCTGCGCCTCTTCCACGCCCTGCGCGGCCAGGGTCTCGACGTGCGCTCGCGTTAGTTGCTCAATCTTCACTGTCTAAGTTGGGATAGATTCCCACCACCGTCATCGGGTACGGCTCGTCGTTAAGCATCGTTATGCGACCTTCGACTTCGTAACCCGCAGGGAAATTGAACGCATAGGTCTCCTCCGGCCAGAGGCCGTTATAGACCGTGAGCGCCTGACTCATCGGGTCGTCGGGGTCGCGCATCTCCACATTGTCGAAAATACTTTCGGGCGGGTCGCTCAATTCTTTATCGGGATCTTCTCTGCCAATCTTGCCGCCAAGCGTATTCTGAAAGCGCACAGTGAGGTCGGTTATGCGCTTGACCTTGCCCGCCGCGGAGCCTGTGGTCGCCCCCGCCTCAATCGGCATCGTCGTGAGACGCGCGAGCTGCGGGAGTCCGATTTGCACTATCTTGGCCGGCCACTGAAGCGAGATTTGACCGCCCGTCACGACGCAATCTGGATGCAACGCGCCATCCGTCAACACCTTCACGGTCTGGCCTTCGAGGTAGCCGAGGCCGGTAATCGTCTGCGTCGCCGCGCCGTTGTAGGTCGTCCCCGAGTCCGAATAGAAGGCGTCGGTCGCGAGGTCGTCCCCGGTCACGAAATGCGGCGCCATATATTCGACGTACTGCTTGGTGACGCCGTTGATGGAGCGCTGGACAATCATCCAGAGGTCGTCCTGCGACTTCGAGGGATTCGGGATGCAGGCGATGGCCCTCACCCCACCAACCATCGGATGGCGATGCCATGCTGTCACGCCCTGCTCCTCGTTGAAGGTGAAGCCGATAAGGTCGCCAGCAGGAGTCGGAGTAGTCGCGAACGGTATGATCTGCTGGAAATGGCCGCCGAGATGCTGATTCGTCAGGGTCACGCCACCGTCGGCAGAATAGGCGTTCGTGAGCACGTCGAGCGCGTTGGTGTTCCGCAATCCAATGCCGATGCCGATATCGTCGGGCGCTCCGATGATCGCGAAGATGGTCGCGCTCATAAACGATGGAACTTCGGGCAACACCGGAATCGTTGCGCCCCAGCCCTTGCCGTCGCTGCTGGCCGCAATCAGCGCCTCCTGTGATAGCGGGCTAGTCGCCGTGACCCGCGTGCCGACCATGTAAAGCAGACCGCCGACTTCGGTGATGGCAACGAAATCGTCGGCTGGCACCGCCGGCGGATCGGCGGCTGAGGTATAGCCGTAAGTCCACGCTTGGTCGGGCGCAGGCGACCAGACAATGCCGTTGTGCGGATCGGCGGACGCGCCGCCCTTGTTCGCGATTCCTACCCATAGATTCAATCGCGACGAATACCAGAGTGGAGACGGAAAACTGACCATATGCGGATAGTTCGCGGGGAACACTTGATCTATCCAGGTAATTCCGTCGGTCGATTTGAATACCTTTGTCGTGCCGATTACCCAGAGAGTAGTTCCGTCGTCATAAATCTGAGAATAAAAGCTATCGACGGCATTCCGATTCGTCCAAGTCGCGCCGCCCGCCGGCGAAGTCCATATTTTGTCGCCGACCGCGATCCAGAGATTCAGCCGGGGAATCCATTTCAGCGCCTGAATCGCGTCGAAACTATTAGACGCTTCAACGATAACTGGCGCCCATGAGGTCTTGGGCGAAGTAGAAGTAAAGACCGCAGGGTTTCCATTAAGATCGAGCGCGCCGATTGCATAAGTCGTCCCATCGAAGTCGATGGCTTGTGGGCCGGTCTGCGGCTGTCGGTTGCCGCCCTGCCCGCCAATGAAGGTGGTGCCATCGTTGAGATTGACCGGCATCGCCCAAGTGCCATCCCACACGGCAATCACGGCTGGCGATACGAAATTCGTAGAGATGATGATCTTGCCATCGTAGTAGAGGTCACCGCCGTAGCTGGGGACAGCAGCAGCCAGCGCAAGCGCCCCCAGACCGACCACGGCGGCGTAGGTTTTCAGGTCGATGGTCATCCAAATCGGCTCCGCTGGCGGCGTCGTCGAGATATTGTTGAGGATATAGGTCGTCGTGCCAGCCATCAGGTCACGTCACCTCGAATCATCCAGATCACGCTATCCGGCTCCTGCTGGTAGGCCAGCGCATTGCACCCGATTTTCTCGAAGATATGGTTGGCGAGCGCGGCCAAGTCTTCCGACTGATACTGGTCGGTAAAAAACTGGTACTTCATTATGCGGAGCTTCTGGCCGCTCGTTTGAATCCACAGCAGCGAGTAGCCGATGAGCACTGGCGGTATCGAGCGCGAGCCGTGGCGCATCTGGGCCTTGCTCGCGATATTCGACGGGCCGAACGCCTGCCCCGTGTTGATCTCCTGAATGACGTGCTCCGCGCCCTCCGTCCCGACCACCAACACGCGGCCCTCGATTAGCCACTTAATCGGGTCTTGCGTCGGCAAGGTGATGTGGATGGCCTGGTCGGGCGTCGCTACGCCACCCGGATTGAGCGCCGCATAATTCTCGAAGTCGGACGCCACCGACATGAACACTTCGCCTTGGCGCGCGAAGGCCAGCCGCCCACGAAAGAATGAACAAGCCGTCGGATAACCGTCACGATTATTGAACGCACCCACCGCCCAGTTCGAGGTCGCGTTCTGTGAAAAAACTACAGACTTCGGTAAACGGTTCACGGTCCCGTCCTGAGTCTGCTGGATGACATCCCCGGTGGCCGTCCAGAGCATATTGCTCACGGAGCCGCTGTCGGTGTAGGCGTCCCAGAAGGTGCCATCGACCGGCCCATTGGTCCCGTCGCCGTCAGTATCGTCCTGATAAAGTTCAAAGGTGAGGCCGCCCTTATTGTGGACGCGATACCATTTGTCGTTGACTTCGGGCATTCCACCGACGCCTGAGATGAAAACGAGGTCGCCATTAGCTCCTGCGGTCGCTACGTCGGTCGTCACCACTGGCGGCTTAGCCGCCGTGATATTCGTGACGTTGACGATATTCCCGGTCGGATCGACGCCACGCGAGGTCAGTTGAACAAAGCCGAAGCCGGGGTCGCGGTACTCCCAAAGGATGCCCTCAAGACCGCCCGAGTCGTAAGCCTGCCCAAAGAGATGCGTCGGCGGCACGCTGCCAGTAACTGGCGAGAACGGAGTGAGCGAGAAATTCGTCCCGTTCAACGCCTCATAGGTGACGCCATTGAACCGTCGGCGCGCGCCTTTCTTGACGCCGACCCCCGGCTCCCACGGGCGAATCGTGCGGATATTTTCCTGCGTCAGTTGGAAGTACGCGCCGATGAGCAGCGGGTCGAAGATATCGGATGAGGCCGTCAGTGTGACGCCGGTCCCGGTCTGAGCATCCGCGAACACCACTGGATTCGTGCCGGGGTTGGCGTCGGCAAAGGGGCCGTTGAGGAAGTCGACGGGCGCGAGCGTCCAGTGCGTCGGCCCAAAATGCGACAGCTTATAGGCGGGGAAGGTCGCGCTACGATGTGTGATATAAACCACGTCGGCGCTTTCCACGAATACGAGCTGAAACATATTGTCGGAGTCGTACAGGTCGCTCGCCGCGTAAGGCGAGACAATCTCGTAGGGAACGCCGGGGGAAACCTGCACCTGCGCGTGGTTTTGGTAGAAGCGCATATAGAGGTCGCCCACCTCAATTATGAACGCCACGCTCTCGCTGCGCTTGAACGGAATCAGGGCAGTCGCTCGATCCGAAAACTTGACCTCGGCGACGAAGCGGGTGCCGGGGCGCCGCCGCGCCGGTCCCTGCACTTGCGGGATGAAGTTCTCCAGCCGAAAGCAGGCCGTGGCGTAGCCCTTCGTGTCGGTGCGGCTCTCCATCGCGGGCGACCATTCGCCCGAATTGAAGCCGACTATGCCTGGGGATGCTTTAGCCATTATCCGGGCAGCCTCGCGATGAGCCAGCTATTGTCCGGCAGCGGGTCGGGCGGCAGTTCAATGGAATCCGCGCGAATTGCCGCGATGATCGCCGCCTTGTATTCGGTCTGCGCGAGGTCCCGCTTGCTATCCTTCTGCGTCACGTCCTCGGCCAGCTTCATCGCCAACCGGCAGGCAAATGCCTCGACGAAGCCGGGGTCGAACATGGTCGGGTCGGTGATGCGCGCGATATAGCGCAGCGGCAATGGCCCTGTCGGGGCGACCGGGGCATTGAAGCCGGTCATCTGGTTGCTGACGATGGTCTTACCCTCGATGCGCCAATCGCTCGCCTCGCTGGTCACGATGCCGAGCCAGCGCTGCAACCCCGGCACCCACCGGCCAGCCTGAATCACGCGAATGCAATCGTCGGGAAGCTGGTAGGCGGCGGTGTAGCCAAAGACTGGCGGCACCACGAGCGCGGGGAGCAGGATGCGCTTGACGGCGAAATTCCAGAGATGCGCCCGCAGTTCTGCGTCGCGCTCCACGTCGTAGATGGCGAGTGCCGAACGCGCGGCCTTCACGTTGTCCTGAAGCGTGAGAATACGTTGCTGGCCGAGCAGGGTCAGCGCTACGTTTACGATGTCAACATCGTTAGGCATCTCTACACCCGATAATCGCAGAGCACCGAGGTCGCCGGCGCGGTAGTCCCGAAGGTGATCGTCGCGGTCGCCAGAACGTAATCGGTGGTGCGGAGTCCGTCGCGATAAACCTTCAGCCCCGCCGCCGGTGTGTTGGCGAGCACAAAGACCTTGTTCACGCCGTTGATCGTTCCGGTGGGCACTTCGCTATCGACGAAGTTCGCTTCCTGCACCGCCGTCGGCGCAGGCTCCGCCATCACCTGAGTCGCGTTGCGCTGGATTCGCGCTGCGTAATCGACGAGCGCTTGTCCGGTGAGCGCGACCTGCTGTCGGGCTTCAGCCAATCGCCGTACCCTTGCCGACCAGATGGCGCACGATTTTCTCTATCAAATCGATCGTGCTCGCATTACCGGCGCCTGAGCCACCTGAGATGGTCGGGATAGTCGCAAGGTCAACGCGCACCTCGACATTCCCCGCACCAGGGGCGCTAGTGCCTTCCACTACCGCAAATTCGTCCTGTCCGAACGACAGGCTGAAAGACCGAGAAGCCATGATTCCCTCCTACTGGCGCATCGTCGCGCACACCGTATTCAATTCAGTTTCGAGCGTGGAACTGCACCCGACGCCGAGCACCGTCACCTTAATGGCGTACTCGTCCGTGGGTGTTGCGCTAGTCAGTTTCGCACCGATGGCCGTCGAGGCCACTGTCGCGGTCGCCGTCACTGTCGCGCTCACCGTGCTCTGCGTTATGTCGATGACCTCATAGACCGGGAATGTGGTCGAGCAAGTCGCTTGCGCACGGGCGGTAATCGTATCGAAAGTCGGGGCGGCCTTCCCCGCCGCGGCGGTGAAATCACACCAGAGCGAGTTGGCCGCGGCAGCGTCGGGAATCGTGCAACAGACCTGCGACTGCGCACCGTTGGGGCTTCCCGTCCCGCCGTTGTTCATGCCCTGAAGATTGGCGGTATCGGCAAAGGCCAGCGACGGAATCAAGAGCACAAATAAGAGAAACCAGCGTTTCATCGGCGTCCCTTTGAAGGGGGGCCCAAGCCCCCCAATCGGTTAAGGCATTTTGTAGCTGATTTCGACCACCATCGCGCCGCCGGTGTTAATGGTCGCGGTGCTGGTGAGCACCACGTCATATTCAACCGAGCCGATCGGCGTTCCCTGGGCCGGGTCAGCCGAGAGCCCAAGAATCTGCCAGACCATCTGATCCATCTTCGCGACGGTAGTCCACGAGGATTGAATCAACTTCTGGCTCTTGGTCAGTGCGCCCGAAAGGTCGATACCGGCGCCGAAATACTGCTTGGCGTTCGAGATACTTCCGGCTTGGGTCACTGGGGCAAACGGGTTGGAAACCTCGTAAAGCCCCAAGTCGCCAGCGGTGGAAGTGCCGAGCGCCGCGCAGGTCAGTTCGCATGAGACGATGACCGCATTGGCGGGAATACGAAAGAATCCGTAAAACCCGCCCGTGGTCTTGCCGGTCGTCGCGGTACAGAGACCGCGGCGCATGAAGTTGCGGCCACCCGTGCGCGCGTCATTCAATTTCGGCGGTGCCGCGGTGATATTGGTTATGATCGTACTTGCTACGGTTTCAGCAGGCATCTTCGTTCCTCCCGTCCCTACCAGCGTAGGGCAGACGGTTGTTAGGCGGTCGTTACTTTACAGGCACGTCTTTCGCCGGAGGCAAAGCCGCGCGCTTCTTGTACTCGTCGTCACTCTCCCCGACCATCTGCGCCGGAGGCGCGGGCGGCGGAAGCGGAGCGTCTGGCCGATCCACGACCTTCTGCGGGCCGGGCGGATGATTCATCCGCTTCACCGCAGGGTCGTAGCTGAAATCGGTACGGTCCTTAACAACCGCCAGACGCGCGAGCCGCGCGTCATAGTCCGCGTCCGATTCGTTCGGCAGCCGTGGCGGCTTGTCGTGGGCCATAGCGATCCGGCGCTCGTAATCCGCGTCGGACTCGCCAACCATCTGCATAGGTTTACCTTCCATAGTCGTCAAAGCTCCTAACTATTTGAGGCAGTTAATCTGCATCACCTTCTTTTCCTGCAACCGGCACGCGCCGAAGCCCGCCCAGATGCCGACCTGCCACGGAGCCATCTCCAGCCAGTCGGCCTGCACGATCTTGGTCGTGATGCCTTCCCACGTTCCGAAGTGCATCCCCGACGCCGCGTACACCGGCACCATCCGGTAAGCCGCGGTCGAGTCCAGGTTCAACAATTCGCTGTGGATGAAGTTCATGCCAAGGAAGCGGGTGATCTTGCCTTCTTCGAGCACCGGCGCGTCGGGCTGGTTGAAGTCGCGGTTGATGACCTGCGCTTCCGCTAGAAGGTTGTCGAGCTGTGTCGCGGCAGCTACCACATGGAGCGTGTCCGCTTCCAGATCGACTTCATTCGAGAGCAGGAGCCGACGGGCCTCGCGGAGCTTCGCTACGGTAAGTCCGGTATCTGCCGAAGCGCCGAAGTTGGACGCCACGATATTGCCCGCTGGAAAGGCGGTGGTATCGGCGCCAAGCTGGCCCGTCTTGGAAGTCTCGAAAAACGCGCGGATGCACTCGGCGTCGTGCTGACGGTTCATACCGGCCATCAGCGATTCGACATAGGTCGAACGCGGATCAGCCTGAGTCTGGAGTTCATCGAACTTGTCGAAAAGGACGTATTCGTTGAACAGGTTGGGGACGACCCACCGATCATCGTGAAACACGTCGGCGTAACTGACCGGCTGTCCACGCTGGGTGCGCCGCGTCGGAGTCAGCAAGCCGATTTGCTTTACGGCCTGGGCCTGCTGCGATCCGGTGTGGACGCCCTGACGGAAGGTGTTGACGATGCGCGCGGTGCGCTGTTGGGCTAGGAGTTCAAAGATTTGAGTGAACTTGTATTCATACAAGGCCACTACGCTGGTGTCGGCGGTTGCCATTTGGGAGCCTCCAGAAAGTTAAGTCGGTCACTTTCGCGAAGGCATCCCCGGCTAACCGGAACCATTCACTCGCTCAGGGCGGCTGAGTTACCCGGACGGTCTTTCCCGTCATGTCAGCGGAACGCCGTTAGGCGCATCCCCGCTGATGCTTCTTACAGTCTCTCGATACGCGCGATTAGCGCAATCGGGAGTAACCAAAAAATCTCATCGAGGGTTACCGTCATTTCCAATCCATCAGTTCGATAGATGCGATATAGCGTCATTATCCGTTCGCCCGCGTAATCGAAAACGATGGAGTCGGAGGCGGCGCGGCGGAGCCGTGCTTATCCTCCCAGTCCGGTACGCAGAGCCAAGCGCCGTTGGTGGTACCGCGCATATCGCGACGCGCAAACTCTTTTTCGCAGATGGCGCACTTCTCTTTCTTGTCGAGGTCTTTTTTGCTGTTGATAGCCATTAGCGTCCTTGCGACCCGATCTGAATCAGGCGGTCCCATTCCTGCCGTTCGGGGCCGCCGGGATTGTTAAGAGCCTTGGACGACCAATCACGGTCCTGTCGCTTGAGGGCCAGTTGCTCGCGAGCCGCCGCAGGCGTCATCCCGAAGCTGCTATTGCGCTGACCGCCATCGACGAATGAACTCTCGCCCACTTTCTCTCCTATGTTGGAGAATAGTCGCAAAAAGGTCGCAGTGCCAACCGCATCTTCGATCTTGCCGAGAATTTCCTCCGCCTTGCCGCGGTCGCCGCCCACGCTCGGCATAACGAATTGGCTCACCGCGCGCCGCGCCATCTCCTCGCGCTGGGTGAAGGTTTCTCCCGGCCATTCGCGCTTAAGCGACGCCAAGTCGATCTGTTCCTGCTGGGCCTGCGCACGCTCCTGCGCCTCGACCGCCCCCTTCATAAATTCAGTGTAGCCCTCGGCGATGGTCGTGGCCTGGGCCTGACTGACACCAGCCTTATGAAGCACCGGCGCCATCGCGCCCGCAAACTCCTCGCCGCCCTCCACAACGGGGAGCTTATAATCTGCTGGCGCGGCGGGACGCCCGAGACGACCGTAAAGCGCGTCGAGTTCTTCCGGCTTGGCCGATGCGAGGTCTTTGGGGACGCGAACGATTTCATCCTTCGGCACTCCCACGAACCGCTCGGTATCGCGACCGTATTTCAGCGCATCGAGTGGCGACTTAAAGCCCTTGAGTTCGGCGAATCCCTTCAGTTCAGGCTCGGCGCTATCGTACCATTGAGCAGGGGCAGGGGCCGCCGACGCGGAGGGGGTGTTCGTTACCGGCGGTTGTCCCTGTCCCTGAATTGGTTCGACTACGGTACCATTGGGCGCTCCAGCCATATTCTAATTCTCCAATCCTTGCTGCATCCGCAGGCCGCTCTCATTGAGGAAGAACCGATCCGCCTCGGCGAGTTCGGCTTCCTGTATCGTCAGGTAGCGATTCCACTCCAGCCAGACTTCGTGCCGCCCCTGCGCAATCGCGCTCGCCAGCGCATCGACCTTGCCGTCAGGCGCGTAGCGCACGGTGGTCTCGCCCGCGCTGCAAAAGTGGCTCATCGCCGCCATCACAATCTTGGCTTCGCTCTTGAGCGTGCGATCGTTATTCAGCATCAGTCGCGCGAAGGCGTCAGCGAAGACCCGGCGCTTGGCGGCTAGTGCGCGGCGTTGCCACGGCGTAGTCATTTCTTGCGTCGCTTGTCGCGCATCATCTTCGTGTACTTGGCGATGATGCCCTTGTCGTCGGCGTCGCCGTCGAGGTGCTTCATGCGGTTGGCGAGGCTGCCGCGATTATCGGCGTCGGGCTCTTTCTTCTTACTTGTGTCCACGATTATACACCGAGATTTCGCCCATCTTGGAGGCGAACTTCTTGCTCGAATTAGCCGTCGCGTAGAAGATGTTCTTCCCGCGCTTGCCGTATTCGGACACGAAACGAGCCATCACGGTCTTACCGGCGCTAGTCTGTGGCATCAGATTTTCCCGTAGTTCATCCCCCAGAAGATGATCGCTGCGTACACCGCGAACCCGAAGCCCACCGAGATAATAGCGTCCATTAGTCCCCCATGTCACAATAAAAATGCTCGCGCATCGTTATCCACTTGAATAGCCGGTAGAATCCCATCTGCTCGATATATTCGCGCATATCGGCGTCGCCGGCCCGATATATCATTCGTTCTTCCGAATTATACGGCCCTTCGCGAATCGAAGGCGGATAAAACATTCGTGACGTTCCCGCGTCCATCAGTTCCCCCTCACGATAATCGGCGCTTCCAAATCTTTCACGCTGGTCACGCTGCCCGAGCGATGGCCGATGCTTTTCCCCCCGAGCCCGCGCGCCCAACCGTTATAGCGCTGCGCCATCACGTGCGTCGTATTCGGCGGCACATTCTCACCGTGCTCCATCGACAGCATCACGTCGAGGAACACCGAGGTCTGGCAATCGTGGCAGAGTACGAAACGCCCCGCGCCGATCACTTCCCGGATGTCGAAAGTCGCTATCTTGAGACAGCCACGAATCGCGCATGGTTCGGAAGTCGTCATCTATTGCCCCTGAGCCGGTGCGCTGGTCGCCATCTCACGCGCCTGCGCGATATCCTTGACCGCTCCCGCCGCCTGCGGCGCCGCCTGCACCAGCGCTTGCGCGTTGGCCTGCTGCGCCTTCTGGTCCTGCAAGGATTGCACTTGTTGAGGGCTCAACAGTAGGTCAGCCCGCACGCCATTAATCTCGGCTATCTCGCGGCCCACCTTGGCCCAATCGAACGAATCCATGATCTCGGGATGGCCCGCTTCCGCGATCGGCACTACCTGCTCGACCGTGCGCTGAATCGCAATAACATCCTGCGCCCGCTGGAGCCGGTTAAGGGGAGACTGGTATTCCACTTTGATGAGCCCACCTGATCGAGCCAATGAATCAGGCATAGCTCCCAAACTATCCAGCATGCCGGCGTGGAACAGAATATCAATTTCCCGATTAATAACATTGCCCAAGAACTCCGATTGCTGGCGTCCCATCGCGGGCGTCAGGAGAATCCCGCGCTCCTCCGCGATCTGGAGCACCTGGGTTGCCGTCATGTTTGGATTTTCCAGCAGCATCTCGAACACGTTCCCATAGAAAGCCGTCTTGATGGCCTTCCGCCGGTACTCCATCTTCTCTTCGGTGATATCTACCTTAGCGCCGCTAACATATGGAATAGCCAGTGGCCGGCCATCATCAGATACCATCCCATAATTAAGAGCCCCAGGGCGGACAGAAAATGCATTACCACTCTCAGGGAGAAGGACAGGCGGGTCGGCGGCTCTTTGGGCATTGTTCAAATCCGTCCGACTCATCTCATTCAACATCTTAATATCGGCGAGGCTCGTAAATGCGGGACTTCGCCCGTACACCTCGCGCGGCCCCACGATGAACCGACTCGTCGCGTAGGGCATCGTCCGATATCCGCCCTCCTCGACGATCTGGAGCGGCTGATAACAGAGGTAACAACTCTCCCACGCCATCCCTTTATAATCTTTCCGCCCGCTTTCAGGCTCCCGCCGCGGCTTCACTACGTGCAGCCATTCATATATCCGATACTTCTGGCTCGGATTCTCGTAGCTCGCCTTCACGCCCTTGGGGACATTCTCGATTCCCCACTTGTCCACCGCCTGCGTCGCGGTGAAGTCGAACTTCCGAAAGACCGTATCTATGAGCCCGACGTGGTTTTCGGCGAAATACAAATCTTGGAGGTTGATCGCTCGGTAGCGCAGGCTCGTCCCATACGCATCATCAACGAAGAGGCTCCCTGTCCCGAAACCAACCAGGCCCACCATGTTCTCGTGAGCTTGACTGGCGAAGTTCGCAGATGGCGAATAACGAGCCGCAAACAGGATGTCATTAAGATTCTCCAAGTATTGCCGCGCCTCGCGGTCATCCTTTAGCGCCGGGTCGGTCGGCCCCAGGTTGTGCCACTTCTGCGTCCGCGGAAACAACATGCTCTCGAACAACGCCGCGCAATTATCCAGCGCCTGTACCGCCGTCGAGTCAAATATATACTCCGTCCGCCGCTCCGCCTGCGGCACCCCCAACACGGGCCGCATAAAGATATTCTGCGCCGGGTTTATCCGCCGCGCGATATCCGCCCAGTAGTTCTCCCAGTTCCACCGATACGCCTGCAACGCCTCAAACTCGCGCTTGTAAGCCTGCGCCTTCTCCCCCATCGCCGTGTCGTTCGCGTAATCAGCCATCAGCGCATATGCTCCAGGCGAATCAGCTCATTCGCCACTATCGCCATTCTGATTATTACCCCAATCGCCCCAGCCCCCAGTCCAATTACGATAGCCCCGATCCACCACTCCACCCTCTCACTCATATTCATCAGTCGCGGTCTCCATCCCCGTCATCGTCCCGCACTATCATTAAAACCGAGCCCCCGAAAACTTGCAGGTTCTGCCGGTGCTCGTCCCATGTCTTTGCTATCGGTGGGCATTTGTGCGACTGCCCCCTCAAATAATTCATTAGGCATACCGGGCACGTCTCGATCTTGCCCTTCTGCTTTTTATCCTTTTTCATCTAAGGACCATCTGACCCTTATCACAATCCCAGACCAACCGCCCCGTATCCCGCCGATTCAGGCTTGCCCTTCGCGCCAATGCCCTTTTATTTTTTTCCGACATCGGAGTTGCCGAGTTATCAGGCAAATAGGCGACGGGCGAACGCTCCCACCATTCCCGCGTATCCCGTAAAAAACCACGCCCTCGCCCTTTCATTTTTTCTACCTGTCGCGGACTTCTTGCCCTATTGACACCGAGTATGATATAAGGGTTTCAACAACAAAGCGCCCCCTCTCTGACTCTCCCCCCCAAAAAACGTTTCGAAGAAGCAGGCAGCTTCCCCGTTCACGCTCTCTTGCTGATAGTGTGTCTGGGCGACTAGCCATCGGATTGCTCTCGCAGCCTCCCAGTTCGCGCATTTCAGCAAATTTCGCCATTTTTCTTATCGCGGGAGCACGGCAATAGCGCTTCGCACGAGCCGTCGCGTTTTCCTCCCCCCTACCCTTGCAAGCCGATACCAGCCGAGCTCCCCAGCACGCTACGCGTGCCGGTGCGAGTCGCAGGCTGGTCCTGCGGTAGCACGGTGGCAGCGTAGCCACGGCGCCTGCGTATCTGGTCGTTAGCGTCGGCTTGCTGTGCGGCTTGGTCAATCGTCGGGGGTTTCGGTGGCGGTGCGGGCGGAGGCGGTGCTTTCGGTGTCATGTTGAACCTCAACAGGAAACGGTTCACTTGGCGGTTCAGTATCGCCTAGGTTGATGTTGATCTGGAAGGCCGTCGCGCTGCCAGTGTCGGATGCGTAGTGGCCCTCCGCCTTGCCGAGGGCGTCAAGCGCTCGCTGTTTATGGTCCCAGCGAAACTCGTCAACGGGCATTGTGTCGTAGGCTAAACGGCGTTGTTCAGCGTGCCATTTGGAGACGGATTCAACAGCCTCAGCAGTGGCGTCGATACGGGCTGGGCGTTGAATAATGGCGCTAATCTCGGGGTGTTTAAGTAAGCGAGCTCCAATCGAATAAGCGGTTTTCTGGGAATAGCCTGCGGTAATGGCGGCTTGAGTGGCGTTGGGGTGCGCAAGATAGGCCTTAATGAAAGCCGCCTGTTGAGGATTCAACGCCATATCGGTTGAGTATATGCCGAAACTCAACAGATTGGGCAAGCGAGCAACAGCGGCTTGACATCATACTAAGCGCCAAGTAGATTAGTCGCTATGGCGATGAATCCACTAGAGTCTAAAACGTATCGAGTGCAACTGACAGCAGGCGAGCACAAGGCTTACAAGGTATGGTGCGCGCAGAATGAGGTGAAGGCGAGCGAGCATTTGGCCCCGTAGCTGAAATGCACGAAAGCGAAAATACTTGAGTCTAGCTATTGACACAAAGCGCCTTGTGTACTAATCTCCAATCATCAAGCAAGGGGAGATTGAACAATGAACTACGCGGGGCAGGTTACGGGAACAATCGAAGCGATTAAGCCTCCGACCAAGAGCCGCAAGCGTTCTGAGCTGCGAGTGAGAGTCGAGGAGTCAACCTATCACGTGTTGACGTGGATCAAGGATTACTCGGTTGGCCAGTCGATTACGTTGACTCGGCGTGCCGATGGCACAATCGCCCGCTAAACGCTTACTTGTAGGAGAGTAACGAGATGACCATTCAAGAGCGCTACGACAAGATCATGGAGACGCTGAAGGCTGGCGGAGCGGTAATCGTCGCCACATACACCAAAGCCACCCAGTACGATGCGCGCCATATCGAGTACTTCAAGCTGAGCGGCAAAAGCCTGTATGTCCGTCGCGGCAAGCATTGGGATTGCATCGATTACTGTGCGCTGCGCTTCGGACTGCCAGCCCGCTAACCAGCAAGCAGAGGAGATGACGACGATGACATATCTAGAGCCGAATCATCCGCATCATGTGCGCGATTACGCCAAGCTGATTATCAACGGCTTTCGTGTTCTGACGCCCGACTCATGGTCGGCTCGCTCGCTCGAAAACAGTCTCAAAGAACGCGAATACTCCGGCGACTGGACAGGCTTCCGCGGCGTCGTGGAGGAGAACGCGAAGCATCTACTGAGTCTTGAGCGTTCCGCGGCGCGTGCCGAATGGAATCGCTTTTCAGGAGGTATCTAACCGTGACCACCGCGCAGATTCAGGCCAGGAGAGCCCTCATCGACGCCGATTACCCGCCGCGTCAGCCGCTCTGGTTGCGCCTGCTCGTCGGCGCAGCTATCGCCGTGGCGCTCGGCGTCCTGCTGGAGGTGTGGCGATGAAAGTTTTAGTCGCCTGCGAATTTAGCGGTATCGTGCGCGAAGCATTCCGTAAGCGCGGACACGACGCTTGGAGTTGCGACCTGCTGCCGAGCGAAATCGGCGGCGATCAACATCTTGAGGGTGACGTGCGCGATTGGCTCAATGCTGACCATCATTGGGATTTATTAATCGCACATCCGCCATGTACGTTCTTGGCCTCTAGCGGCGCCCGATGGTTTGCGACGCGACAGCATCAACAAAAGTGGGCCATCGAATTTGTCCGCGATTTGATGGATGCGCCGGTCGACCGTATCGCGCTCGAAAATCCGATTGGAGTGCTATCAACGCGATTCCGCAAGCCCGACCAGATAATTCAACCGTGGCAATTTGGACACGGCGAGACCAAGGCCACCTGCCTCTGGCTCAAGAACCTTCCGCCGCTCAAGCCGACGAACATCGTTGAGGGACGCTACGGTCGCGTATTTCGTGAGGCGCCAAGCCCCGAACGCTGGAAAAATCGCAGTCGCACATACCAAGGAATCGCTGATGCGATGGCCGAACAATGGAGCAACCCAAATGACTAAAACCGGAGATATGCTCAACGTCCAGCACCAGACGCGCCACTCCGAGCTGGTTCACGCCGTCGCGATTGTGGCCCTGGTCGCCGTCGCGTTCGCGCTGTTCTGGTTCGGCTCGCCGCGCGTCCCTGTGTTCAGCCAAATCCATCAGATCGCGATAGCGAAGGGAGGTTTCCAGCGATGAGCACCAGCAGAGGCGACGCCATCAGGCGCCTGCGACCCGTCAACAAGAGAACGCGGCGCGATGAATTTGCCGAGTTGCGCGAGCATATCGAATCGCTTCCCGTTATCGGTAGGCGGATATCGGTGCGCCGCCTGCTCGACTTCCACGACAAGGCCGTCGCCGCGTTACGTAAATACGAGACGATGACATATGGCCCGCTTATTGACTTCGGCCATGAGGCCCGCGAAGTGCTCGCCGACCTCGACAAGGAGATTTAGCGATGCCGCTCGATATTGCGAAATTGCGCCACGACGCCGACCATGCGACCTCGTTGCTACGCTTACGGGACATCGCCGAGCAGGCCCTCGAAGCCGCCGAGAAATACGAGAAGGCGCTGCGGGAGACTTGGGACAAACTCCGCCGAGCTCATACCTGCAAAGACAAGGAATGTGAGTTTGTCGATGCGATCACGGCGGGGCTGCTCGTTATCGACAACGCCCTCGACTAGACCCGCCCCCGCGCCCGATGCCCGCGATAGCGCGTCAGCGTCGGCGTCGGGCGCGCTCCGCCGTTCCCGTTCACTGCTGAGCGCTTCGCTATCTTCCCTTCCCAGTTCCGCAGCCGATTCCGCCATACTGCCGCGTCATAGCCCAGCAAATCGCAGCACCAAGCCAGCGAGAACGCCCCGTCCTGCTCGCTTTCAGCCCAAATGCGTGTCTCTCTATGGATTGGACCGTTCGCGGGCTTCTGGAGGCATCTAATCGCGTCCTCCAGCACCGCCAGCGCCAAGCGCTTGATGGGTTCGTTCAGCCGCTCGCCGCGGTTGGCGTAGAATTGGACCGGCAGAATGCCCTCGTTCGCAAAGAGATCGTCGTGGTTGTCCATCATGCCGCCGCCTTCGCCGATTTCGCCAGCTCGTTAAGCTGCTCCAGGCACCAGAGGCAGACCCGCCTCGCGTAGCGGCTCGTAAAGCTGAAGATTATCGCCTCGTCCTTGTGCACCACGCGCCGACAGCGGCAGCACTCGCGATAATTCGTTGAATTTTTGCTCATCGTGCGAATTTCTCCACCGCTGCCTCGATTGTCCGTAGAGCGTCACCGCTCTGCACCATTTCCGCCGTGAACCTGAATACGCGCCAGCCCTTGAGCGTGGCCGCGTTGTATTTCTCCATATCCGCCGCAATGCCCTTGCCGGTCTGATGCCGTCCCTGAATCCAGGTACCACCCTCGATCTCGACCGCCAGCTTGTAGAGGCAATGGGCGAAATCGAAGCGCCAGCGCCGCGGTGGTGCGAATACCACCTCCCGTTCCCAGCCGCGGAGCTTCGCCGCCTTGAGCTGCATCGCGAATAGCTCCTCGTGCTCGCTGCGGGCCTTGAGCTTGGTCATTCGCGGTATTCCTCTGGTCTCACGCCCGTGCCCATAACCCAACGTGCCCAAAGCGGAGCACCCGCCATACAGACATCAATCCTCGGCATATGGAATCGTGTGCATCGCGAGCAGGTCAGCCAATGCCGCCACCAGCGCTTCGCCTCTTCGGTCATCAGCGTCTCCTCGGGAAAATAGGGTCAGTCTTCCGTAAAAGATTAGAGAGGGCCAATAAATCAGCTACGCAGTCGCGATCGATTTCTCCTGTGTCGCACCTTCGCAGAAGCTCTCGCGCCGAAATCCCACAGCGGCGCCTCGATCCAAGCTCCAGTTCTTGGATGATTTCTGTTCGGGACAGACGCACGGCGGCCCCCTTCGACACTTTCATCGATTCTTCATCCTCAGCTTGGCCGCTAGTTTGTCCCGCGTTTCTCTAAGGATTGCGCGACCTTTTTCGATTTCTTCGGGTGTCGATGTCCGCTCGGTTGTCCCGATGCGTGGCCGATTGCGATTCTCGGCGAGCATCCGGCTCTTGCGCTCGTCGTGCGAAAGCTGGAGCAGTTCGCCCGCCGTCGGGATGCGGTCCTGATTCGGCATGGTCTGGATCGCCCGCATCACCGCCGCCATCACGTCCCGCTGGTCAGCGTTGGCGAATATCCGGCACCAGCCCGCGATCGTGAGATCGTCGGAGGGTTGCCGCATCCAGTTCGCCTTGAATTGCGCCAGCACCTCAATGGTCTCGTCGCGATCCACTGTGATTCCTCATCAGGTTATCCATGCCGGTTTTGCCGTAGAACACGGACTGCCGTGGCGCTTGAGTGCTGACGCCCTGTGGTGTGGTTCTGAAACCATAGAGCTTCTGATTCACCGCCCACGTCCGCCATGCCTGCGGCCAGAGCTTAAACACGCTGCCAAGCGAGAGATGGTGCGCCTCGAATTTCTCCCATTGCAGGGCAATGTCCGCGTCGCTGGAGCTCGGGTTGTACTTGCGGAACGTGGCGATCTCAGGCTCGCCCAGCGCCCAGCCCTCGGGGAACTCCGTTAGCTGGCGCTTCACGATTCCACCCCGAGGATGTCCTGGATTCGACAGACCAAGCACCAATCATCCACATCCTTGAGGTGACACCCCGGATCATCGCAAGTCTTTTCAACGCAGCAAGGTCCATGCGCACAAGGCCCGCTACAGCCAAATTCGCTCAATACCGCTTCGATGCTCTTGCGTTTCGTTGGTTCATCTGGCATTATCGTTTCGTCTCCTCACGAGACACCCCCTTGCCTCACCACAAGGTTATCGACACCGACGCCTGAGTCGTAATTGACTTGGGCGTTTGTGTTCTGTTAGAGTCCATCCGTCCACGCAACGTCGCGATTCGATAACCTGACGACGCGGGGGGCTGATTGCGCGCTTCTAAGCTCGACGCCATTAGCCAAATCCATCCTGAGCCTTTTGCTATGAGGGATGGTTGACGGACTCGTAAGACGCGAAGAGCGGGGAGTCCCGAGAGAGGTGAATCAACACCGAGGGAGAGTCCCAAACTCTTTATTGGGCATCTTGCGCCCATCAAACGAGTTTTCCCTGTCCGCTTTGAATCTGCCGATAGCTGTCTATATCGAAGTCTTTAGGAACTGATCCGAAGCTGGCTCGGTACTCGCGCTCGCCTTTCTTGCAAACGCCGCAAGTACAGTAGGATTTCGTCCTCTTGCGATGGAGCAGCCAGACGAAATGGAGACCGCATAGACCCGACCAGTGCTCGTTACCGGCCTTCCTCTCACAGCCCTCTAAGCTACATAGAGTCATCGATTCCCCGCCGCCTCGTGCATGGCGCTCCAATGCGCCCCGTCCGCATCCGCTGCTAACTTCCAGTCATCTACAATGTCGAACTTTAAGAGCGATAATCCCACAACGATTCGCAGACTAGAATTATTTCGGAATCTTGTCAAGCGAAATCTGCCACGCTTGACAAATTATGTTGCATCTGCCACACTGACCAACATGGCGAACAAATCGAGCAAGCTCAAACATCCGCCGATGCGCATTTACTTGCGCCTCTACCCCGAACACGATCTTTCGTTGATGGCCTACTTGCGGGAGAAAATGAAGAAGCTGGATCGCTCCGCCTCGTGGGTCATCAGGGAAGACCTCAGACGGCTATTGGAGATGGACTAATGGACAAGACCAAGGCTGAGGCGGCGGCCTACGCCCCTGAAATCGAGTTGCTGACGCGGGCGCTCAAGCGGCTCGACGTACATTATGCGCCCACGATGCCAGAGGAGCGCGACGAACTCACGCGCCGCCTGCGCGTGCTGTTGGACCTTGAGGAGGCCAAGTAAATGAGCAAAGTATCGGTTGACGCCAATATCGCGCTGGTTCTGGAAGCCTTCGACAAGCGCATTTTCGTGCGCAACATCGAAGGTGACGGCGACCCGATGTGGGGAATCAAGTTAATTCCTTACCTCTTGGCGCTAAAGCATCTCGCCGAGTACATCGAAACCGAACTCAAGGGGGAATCGCGATGAGTCGAGAATTTGAGGCAATCATGGCCGCGTTTGACCTGCTCGGATGGCCGGGCGAGAAGGAGAGACCGATGCCAGTAGAACGAACGATGCACGTTTACGAAACTCCGCAAGCGACCTACGAGCGCCCCGAGCTTCGCAATGAATGTTTCAGGGGCGAAGTGCGTGGCTACTGCGGCTTGGCTGTGGTTTACATCGAGCACCGGAATACCGGCACGCCGCCGCGCGATACCTGGGCGCTCTCGATCAGGGAAATCCCCTTTGCAATCGAGATGCTTCAGGCGCTCTACAAAGAGGCTCAGGCGCAGGGGCATCCGTTAGCTGCGGAGAACTTGGACGACCGTTGCCTTTGCGCAATGAGGAATCACAAAAATGGATAAGGAAACCACAGCCGTAGCCGTCCGCGAGGAACAGGCTCAAGAGATGAGCGTCGAGATGGTCTTGCGCCAGACGGCCAAGATTCAGGAGTTGATGCGCGACGCGCTCCAGAAGGATGTTCACTTCGGCGTCATCCCCGGCACCGGCACCAAGCCGACGCTGCTCAAGCCGGGGGCCGAAAAGCTCTGCCTGATGTTCCGCTTCGCGCCCGAGTACCACCACGTCAAGGATCGCGAGCCCGACGGCCATCTGACCATCGAATCGACCTGTCGCCTAATTCACTCGCCATCGGGAACGCTGGTCGCCACCGGCTCGGGCATCTGCTCGACGCACGAGTCCAAGTACGCTTATCGGAAGCAGAATCGGATGTGCCCTAGATGCGAAAAGGAAGCTATCCGCAAGGATACGAAGCCAAAGAACGAAGGCGGCGGCGGGTATTATTGCTGGCGAAAGCTCGATGGGTGCGGAGCGCAATTCAAGACGCCCGCTGACATCGCTTTAATTGAGGAGCAGGTTGTCGGTCGCGTCCCGAATGAAGATTTGGCCGACCAGTGGAACACGATTATCAAGATGGCGGATAAGCGCTCGCTCATCGCCGCCCTCCTGAATGGCACCGCAGCGTCGGACATCTTCAATCAGGACTTGGAGGAGATTCGAGAGAACCTAGAATCGCGTGCTCCTGCCCCGCAAGCGGCCCCCGCCGCCCCGATTGAGCCTCAAGGCGACCTTGCCAGCGATGCCCAGCGCAAGATGCTCTGGAAGGCCGTAAAGGCCAAGATGGGCGAAGGCCAAGGGCGCTACTGGATCGAGCGCGAGATGCGCGAACTCGGCTGCACCCGTGACACCATGACCGTCGATCAGCTCAAGATGCTGGTCGAGCAAGTCGCCGTCTGGGAGAAGCCCACGCCCGTCTCGCGTGGGGATGATGGCCCCAGCATCGCCGATCAAGACGTACTCGCGGGGATCGACAACGACCAGATGTCGGATAAAGACATCGAGTTCTAGCCATGAGCGTGCACGTCAACCCGCTAACTGGGGAGTTAATCCGCGAGAGCGATTTCGAGGATTACCAGCCGCACGGCGACTGCGCCACGGGCTGTGGCCATCCGGCGACCGAGGTCTGGCAGCTTTATCGGGGCTCCCAGCGCTTTGAGTTCCGGTGCGGCTGCTGCGTGGCCCTTGGCAAGCTGGCGAAGGCTAAGTGGTATCGGGACCAGATAGAGCGGTTGGAGGCGGAGTACGAAGCCGCCAATGAGAATTGCAATGAGCCTCGGCCATAATTACACCGAATATTGCACTCTAGTCGATGTCGGCTGCGCCGCGCAGGATTGCCCCAATGCGATCACGCGCAAGGCTCACGCCCACGTTACCGCCAACCACGAGGTCGTCACCGACTGCTGCGGAGCGCAAGCACTCAGCGAGTACGGCGACCCCTACACGCTGAAGGATTTCGAGGTTGAGCACACCGACCTCAAGCCGTGGCTTAGGAGGGTGAAGTGATGCTGACGAAGGATTATCACGGCAACGATGATCCGGCTGTATTGCGGGCGAATATAGCGACGCTGGAAGCCCACATCCGCGAGCAGGACGCCGAGCTGGCCGAGGCGCGGGCGCACCTGATTCACATGATTTACGAAGCCGATTCTGGATACGACGAGCCGTCCGATTGCAGCGGATGTCAAAAGGCACGCGCATTCGCCCACCCCGCGCCGAAGGAGACGCCGTGATGCGCTACTCCGGCGGAATCTCCACGACCTCGCTAGGTCCGTCGCCGCTCGGTGGCGGCGGCTCGACCCAGCTATGCTCGCCCGCCGGCGCGTCGGGCGCTACCGGCACGGTCGCGGGAACGCCGTCATCAGATGGCACGGATAAACCACAGGTCTGATGCAAGTTGCCGATTGAGCACGTAGGCGAACGGGATGAACCCGTAGCCCTTCTGGCCCCAGAGAATGCCCCAGCTATTGCGGAACACGAAGGTCATCGGGGGAATCTGCGTTTGCAGTTCATCGCATGGCTGCGGCTGCGCGGTGCGGTTGTAGCCCACGATATCCGTCGCGTGACCGCCCTCGGCATCTTCCGAGTCCCCTGGCATCGGAATGTTCCCGTCTCGCGCCGCCATGAACGACGGATAGACCATGATGCCGTAGTTTACCGGTGCCTGGTTGTGGTGCAGGCATCCGATGATGTTCACGTCGATCTGCGGAATGGGCGCATAGGTATGTGCGCGGATGGTCGCCCCTTGGTCGTAGGCGGCTTGTGACGGCGGAGTCGTGAAGTCGCTATCGTCGTAGGGCATCAGGCTCTTATCGCAGATGCCGTACTTGTTCCCCGCGCGATAGATGTCGGAGATGGAAGCGCCCGCGTCCTGGTCGGTCTGCCCGTTCAACAGCCGCTCGTTGTAATACATATACGCGGGCGACGGCACGATGACCGGCGAGCGTCCCGCGTGGACTTCCGCTATGTAGTACGGAGCGACCGCGGAATGCCCCGTGCAAGCGCCCTGCTGGCCCTGGTCGGTGACTTCCGGGCACAGCTTGATAATCGTCATAGACGGCGGCGCCGTGTCGATGCTGAAGCTCGCATCGAGTTTGTGCGGTGGCGTCCGAATTGGGCCATCCCAAACGTAGTTTAGCGAACGCCGAACGCCGAGATGGTCAACGGAAAATCCGATCATAAAATCCCCTTATTCCGGTGGGAGGCTGAGTACGACTTGGCAGTGATTCGGCCCCAAGAACACCGCCAGCGCGTCGCAGAACAGCCGCGCCTTGATGCTCCCCGCCGCTTCCTCCTGCCCGAGTATCCAGCTTATCGTGTG